GGTTCTCGCTCTTGTTCTCTTCGGCGGTGAGGTACATGGTCGCCGAGCCACGATATTCGGGAATCTCCAACCCGTAGGTTTCCGTCGCGCCCGCGAGGGCCCGCTTCGCGACGTCGAGGCATATGGCCTTGACCGACAGGTACTCATCCGAGGTCGGACCGTATCCCGAGTCATAGGTGATCAGGATCGGGCCGGTATCCCACGCGGACCAATCGTCCTTGTTGATCTGGCCCCATCGGGTCCACGTGAAATCAGCGAACGCATCCCCATCGACCGTGATCGCCGAAACCGCAGTCACCGGGCGTTGGGTGAGCTGGATATAGGTAGCCCACGCATCGCCTGCGTAGCTTTCCTGACGCCCCGCGGTGGATTCAATGTCCTGTTGGGCATATGCCCGGATCGTCGCCGAAGCGTAGCCGAGCATTGCCGTGCCACGGCTGCCGAGGTTGGAAACGCCCATCCATGTTTCCAGCTCGGCAACCGTGGCGAAATCGGCCATTTATCCACGGAGCCGTTCTGCGAGTTCGTCCTTGTTCCCCGACGTCGGCAGGCCCTTGGCCCGCGCGGCGGCCCGGAGCTGATCGAGCGTCCGTCCTTCGTAGGGGCCCGATCCGGTGTCTTCCTGGGCCTCTGCGGCCGCCTTGGTCTTCGCGGCGTCCGCGGTGCGGCCTTCGCCCAACGCCTCCACGTCGATCCCCTCAGCGGGCGTACCGCTCTCGGACAGGGAGGCGACCTGCTGGCCCACCTCGTCAGCGTCCACGTCGGCAACGGCCTTGCGGTAGGCAAGGTCGATCGCATCGGCGGGGGCCGGGATGCTCACCTCGTGCGCCGTGACGCCCGCCATCTCATCGGCGAGCTTCAGCGCTTGGGTGGGCGACGTGACGCTCGGCTGCGAGTCGTCGTTGTATGCGGGGTCCTTCTTCAGGTCAACCATCGTTCCTCCTATACCGTGTCCGCGAGCCGTGCGGCCCCAACGGTGACGTTGGTCACCTGCGAATAGGTGATCGCGGTCGTTCCCGTTTGGTTGTACCCAGGGCCGCACGCGAACACCAATGTTTGGTTCGTAACCCCGGTCGCGATGGCGGTCCCGTTAACCGATACCGTCGTGGAGGTCGCGCCGACCACGACAACGCCGATGACGGCAAGGCCCCAGCCACCGGCCTTCATGCCCCCGGCGATCGTGTCGCCTCCACCGGACGCGGCGGAAAGCGTCACCGCACCACCTGCGCTCAATGCGTTCGGTGTGATCGCTGCCATGTTCCCTCACTTTCGAGGGGCCGGGGCCGAAGCCCCGGCCACCGCGTCTTAGGTGATCCGAATCCCCGACAGGCCGACGGGCCGCAGGAGATGGGTGCCGAAGTACCCGAAGATGTTTAGCTCGATGTTGGCCGGTCCTTGCTTCTCTTCGAAGCGGAAGGTCAGCAACGGGCTTTCCCACACCCACAGGTCCGATGAGTTGAGGATGAAAATCTGCGTGTCGCCCGCCGCCGTGCCGGTTGCGGCCCATGCGGGGGTGAACGCCATCCCGTCCACGTTCCACACCGTGTCGGAGGTCTGCGCCGTGCCGACCGCGTTGTACGGGCCGACGGCCGGGAAGATGGGTCGCCCGGTGGAGTCGTTCGCGGTGGCAAGGATCGTCGTCGCGTTCGAGCCCATGAGCACTTGGTTCGGGGCCCGGAAGCGGCGGAACGAATACAGCGCCATCTGTTGGCGGATACCGTTCACGAGCGCGACCGCGGCGTAGGGGGTACCACCGGTCGAGGCGAACGTGGCCGCCTGCGCGCCCGAGGGCACGAACCCGGAGGTGATCGTTCCACCCGAGCCGGATGCGCCGTTCAACAGCGTGTAGACCTTCGCCTCGGTCTGACGCGCGTAGGACTCGCGCATCTCCTGAAGGGCGATCTGATCGATGGCCGGGTTCGAGGAATCGACCAGCTCACGGGACAGGACCAGCCGCCCCGAGATGGCTCCCGGGGTGACGGTCTTCGTCGCGAACGCCAGCGATCCGTCCGAGGGGTTGGTTCCTTCGACGTGATCGGCGGAACCGGTCGTGATCGAAGAGAACACCGGCACCGTGAACGGGGTCGCGTTCGGGATCGTGCCGCGGGATGCGGCGTTCACGAACGGCCGCTCACGGAACAGGTCGGCCACGTACAGGTCGGGGCGGTAGCCCGGGGGGATGACCTGCGAGGCGGTCGAGGTGGTCTGCGGCGAGAAGTCGAGCGTGAAGCGGTCCGCGAACAGCTTCGCGACCTCTTCGGTCTGCTGGCGGTACTTCCGGAGCCGATCGGTGGCGTCGTCGTCGCGCTGCGTCGCGGCGTACCACGCGTCCTTCACGAGCGAGTGCCCCGATCCGTCGAACCGGTACACCGGCTCTTCACGGGTGACCGTGTACCGAGCCGCCTTCACCGATCCGCGCTGCGGCGTGCCGATGTCTTCGAGGGCCGCCTTCACGCCTGCGGAGATGGACTCGCCCACCGATTGCGCGAGGTCTTCCTGCAATTTGACCTGGGAATCGGTGACCTTGCTCGCAAGCCGCTCCATCGCGGTTTCGAACGTCGCGGTGCCGTCTTCGGTCGGCTGCACGTCCGCGTTGTCGTTGTCTGGCATCTTGCCTCCTTCCTCTTGCATCGCGGCGACGGACACCACGCGGGCATCATCGAACGCGGGGAACCCGGTCAGCGCGACGCCGCCGAGCCTTGCCTTGGACACGATGTTTACCGACGAATCCTCGGGGTCGGGGCTGTAGACACCCTCGCCGAAGTCGGCCTCGATGCTGAACCCGTCGAGCACGCCATCTTCGGCAAGCGAGAGTGCCTTGTCCCCTTCCGGCCCCCGAGCAACGTGGAAGGTTGCATCGAGCCCTGCGGGAGTGTTCACAAGCCGGATCGCCTTCGCGATGGCCTGCGTGTGATCGTGGTTCGTGTTGAGCTTCACCCGAGAGGTTGCGCCCCATTCCAGCGACCCCGCGTTGAACAGCCATTTGCGGCCAGCGGAACGGGCGATCTTTCCCCACGGGACGATCATCCCCGAGATGAGCCGCCGTCCAGCATCGACGGAGAACGACTCACTGACCTCCGGGGTGTCGAACGTCAGGTGATCAGCCATCGGTCGGAACCTCCATCGGGGGAGCTGCGACAGGGGCCGCAGGTTGTGGTTGCTGTGAGGGCGTCAAGGCGGGTCGGTCTTCCAGTTCCCGAATCTCTTCGGTCGTGTACGCGCCGACCTCTTCGCCGACCTTGTACGCATTCATGCGGCCCAGGGTATCTGCTCGCAGGAAGGAATCAAGGTTTACCTTCGCCGAATATCCGCGGGGCAAGACGTCGCGCATGGACAACCGCTCCTCGACCGAGCGCATATAGGCCGAGAAGGTAAAGTCGATCATATCTTGGCGGCGTTGCTCGGAGTTCTGATAGGTCCGCGACGTCGTTGACACCCCGAGGTCTTCGGGGTCAACCCCCATCGCCCGGGCGATCTCTAGCACGGCGTGCTGCCGTTGCTCGGCAAGCTGAATCTGTTCGGCGTTGAATTGCAAGGCTTTCGCTTCCCACGCCCCGCCGACGTAGCCCCACACCCGCTTGGATCGGGCGGCCTCCCACTTGTTCAACAGGGAGGTAATCAGCTTGTCGTCTTCGTTGGGCCGGGTGCCCTCCCTCGGGGTGAAGTAGCCCAGGGGCAAGGGCTCGGCCGCATACCGGGAGGCGGCTTGGTCGAGGTCAAGACACGCCCGGATCGCGCGCGCAGCGTGAACCAACACCGGGGGGTTGGGCGAGTCGAAGCGGATCAGCTCGGTATCCGGCACCGGGTAGCCGTCGATGTAGACCCGGCCACTGGCCGACGGGCCCACCCCGTTGACGGGTGGAACCCACCCCATGACGTTGACGCGCGACGCCCCGATGTGGACCGCGTAGGTCGGGAAGCCGTGCCACCCAAACTCGGTGATCCGCCACCACGAGATGCCCTCGAACAGCAAATCCTCGTACGTGTTGGCGAACGTCACGACATTGGGCACATCGGGGTCGATCTGTTCGAAAAGGGAGGTAGGCGTCGCCTCTTTGCGTTCCTTGTCCCGAACATGGATCGGTAGGCCCTCTAAGGTTCCCGCGATCAGGTTCCGGCCCCGCATGACCGCTGGCACCTGAAGCGCTTCCTGCCGGGACACCCGAGCCGCGATCCGGCCCCGCCCGGTGATCGCTTCCTGCATCTCCGTCGGGATATCAACGGTGAAGTCGACCGTATCGCGGCGCACGAAATCCCCGAGGCGGCTCACGCCATCGCCTCATCCGGCAACCCGATGAACGGGGTAGGCGGAACCTCATCGACCGCATGGACCGCGAACACCGCAGCGATCAACCCTCGGGAGCGGTCGGTCATCTCGTAACGCTCCCCTGATTCGGTGGACTTCCGGGTTGCCGCGAGTGCGTGGGTCCGGAAGGTTGGGTCACCGTCATGCATGAGCCGCCCCGAACGTAGGAGCCGATCGAAAGTGCCGGAAGCTGCCGAGAGGCGGATGGGGGAATGGGGGGCCTCGACCATCGGAAGGCCCCGGTCGGCCAACAGGTCGGCGGAGCGTGAGAACCCCCCCAACGGATGGTGGACTCCCAAGACGTCGTACCGGTCGCAGAGTTCCAATATCCGAGCCTCAGTCTGTACGTGGATCGATACGCCGTCTTCAGGCCGGATGACCTCCACCCGTACCGCCACCCGTTCGTCGGGGCGGGCTGCCGCTATCGCGATGGCCGCATTGTGTCCGACGGAAGGGACCAATACAACCTGCTCCCCTTCCTCGACCTGTCCGATATCGACTGCCAGCCGATCCCATTCCTCGGGACGGATGGGCTGTTCGTCCGATCCCGCAGGGAGCCCGCACACGAACCGCCGCCAGTGGCCTGACGTCGTGGACGGGGAGTCGTGCTTGCGTTTCAGCTGATCGAGCGTGATCGAGCGCAGGGGGTTGGCGGTCTTCACGTTCCGCATAACGTCGACGTCGAGGGTTTCGGGCACGGCGTATTCGTGCAGCACGTAATCCGAGGATGCCGCGCGGGTGAACCCCACCCGGGTCTTTGACACCGTGGCGTCCGATCGCATCTTCGCCCGGACCTCTTCGAATTCCCCATCCGGCTCCCCGGCCGTGGAGATGGCGACGATCTGCCCGCCTCGTTTCTCGATCTTGCCCCGCCACGTCCGGTAGAGGCGAAGCGTCCGGTGGCGGTGCAGCTCTTCCAGCACGGCAAGCGTCGGCATCGCGCCGTCCCCGGTGCGGTCATCCGCGGCGAAGACCTGAATACGCGAGCCCCCGGCGTCGTACCTGATCCGCCGAAAGCCCTCCTGACACTTGAACCCCTTCAGGTTCGACCGCTCGACCAGCCCCGCGGCTGCCAGATACAGCCAACCGGCCTGTTCCCGCGACGCGGCGGCGATCGTGACCATCGCGGCGGCCTTGAATTGGGCGTGGTACAGCACGAGCGCCCCGGCGAGCGTGGTCTTTGCGTTCCCCTCGGGGATGACCAACCACGCCTCGGGATATCCGAGGAACACGTCTTTGACGAACGCCGCTTGGAACGGTTCCAGCTCCCACGGCTCCCCGGAGTCGAGCACGAGCCCCCGGGCCCAGGAGCGGAAATGGGCGACGGTGAACGGCTTACCCGAGGGCGGGGTTTTTTTCGCCATCCGCGCTGGA